ACTTAACTCATCACTATGTGAGTATTTGGGTCTTAATGGGGCACAAATGGGTGGGTTTGGAAAAGAATATTATTGTGTTACTAAAAAACCAAACTATAATATGGTAAGAGCAAATATAGAAAAATTTTTGTCTATAGCCTATGGTTCAAACGTGGTAATAATCCATAAGAAGATGATGAACAACGTCATGGTATCTGATATTAAGTCATCAGCTGCCGTTAAAGTATCAGGCCTTGATGATAAATCATACATTTATCCTGAAGCAGGCAAACGCAAATATGCTGCTATCAAATTTAACGCTGACATCAATAAGCATAAATATATAGTTAATTTCCAATTCCGTGGAACCACAGCCACTGACACCGGGCCTAAATACATCAGGATCTTAATGGAAAGAGTGTAACAAATTGTTACAATCCATTACAATCTCGTAACACCTTTAATTAGATAGTATGGTATAATAAGAATATAGAGAATTTATGCTCAAATTTAAAGAATACATAACAGAACAAAAAGAAGGCTATCTAAGCATATTTGACATAGATGACACCTTATTCCATACGACTGCCCAGATCATAATCCGTAAGTCTGGTAAGGCTATTAAGAAGCTGTCTTCAGCTGACTTTAACCATTATAAGTTAGGTCCTGGAGAGTCTGCAGACTTCTCAGAGTTTGAGGATGCAGATAAGTTTAATAAAGAATCAACACCTATCACAAAGATGTTTAATAAGGCTAAGGCACTCCTTGCTGATACCCATAAGCATCCAAATAATAAGGTCATCATAGTCACAGCAAGACCTGACTCAGATAATAAAAACAAATTCTTAGCCACCTTTCGTAAATATGGCTTCCCTATAGATAACGTAAGGGTAGAAAGGGCTGGCAAGATATCAGCACTATCTGCTCCACAATCCAAAGCAATCATCATCCACAACTATCTACAAACCAAACAATTTAATAAAGTAAGGCTGTTCGATGATAGTATAAATAACCTAAAGGAGTTTCTCAAGTTAGAGAAACATTTTCCAGATGTTAAGTTTACAGCTTGGCATGCACATATAGATGGGTCAGTGAGACAAGTAAAATGATAGAATTTAAGCAATTCATAACAGAAGCCAAAGATGATGGCAAAGTAAAGCATATCCACCATCCTGAGGATAGACCATTAATTCATGGTAAGAAAGGGTTTGAACATGCTATGGGTGTCTTACATCAAGCTTCTGAACATGTAGCTAAAGGTAAGAACGATTCAAACATGACGATGAAGTATGATGGCTCTCCAGCTATCGTGTTCGGTCATGATCCAAAGACAAAGAAGTTTTTCGTAGCTTCTAAGTCTGCATTCAATAAAAACCCAAAGATCAACTATACACCTGAAGACATCGAACTAAATCATGGTCATGCACCAGGTTTAGTAGAGAAACTTAAGGATGCATTAGCACACCTACCAAAGATATCACCAAAAGAAGGTGTATTCCAAGGTGATCTAATGTTTAGTGGTAAAGATGTGGTTCATAATCAAAACGGGTCAGCATCATTCACACCTAATACCATCACATACTCTGCACATGGTACAGAAGCACATGCGGTCAAGAAAGCTAAACTTGGTGTGGTCGTCCATACTCAATACAATGGCAGAAACCTTGCAGACATGAAAGCATCACCACAATTAACACATAAGTTTAAGACACATACTGACGTATGGAATAAGTCTGCAGTACACAATTCTAACATAACAAACTATGCACCAGCTGACCAACTTAAGTTTAACAAACATATGGAAGCTGCACAAAAGATCCATACAGAAGGTGGTAAGCAGATGTATACTGCTACTGAACAGCATCAAGGTGAAGGTGGTCATCTAGCTACTTACATCAACCAAACAGTTCGTAACGTAGCAAAGCCTACCGCACAAGGATTACAGCAACATATCATGGATAAGTCTCAGATCGTTCAATCAAGACTTAAGACTGCTGATAAAGCCAAAGAGAAACAACAGTCAGCTCAAGCTGAAGTCAACTATATCCAAAAGAACCGAGAACACTATGACAACCTATTAAAGATGCATCAACACCTTGCTGCAGCAAAGAACGTATTAGTGCATACGCTTAACCAACATCCTGGAACCCTTAGTCATCATATAGATGGCAAAGAGACACATCCTGAAGGTTACGTAGTAACACATAAGAATGAACCTACAAAGTTAATAAACAGAGCAGAGTTCAGTAGAGCAAACCTAATGAAAGTGAGGAAACCAAATGTTAACGTTTAAAGAGTACTTAAAAGAAGACAAATACAAATCAGAGACTGGTGGATTGACTCGTGCTGGTGTAGATAAGTATAACCGAGAGAATCCTGGAAGCAACTTAAAGATGGCTGTCACGACTCCTCCATCAAAGTTAGACCCTAAAGGTAAAGCTGCAGGAAGACGTAAGTCGTTCTGTGCCCGAATGGGTGGAGTTAAAGGCCCTATGAAGGACGAGAACGGTAAACCAACAAGAAAAGCATTAGCCTTAAGGAAATGGAATTGTTAAACTTTAAAGAATACATCACAGAAGACAAAGACCCACAGAAGCATCATGTGATGGCATTTGGTCGCATGAACCCTCCAACTTCTGGTCATATGGCAGTAATTCATAAAGTTCATGATGTGGCTAAGAAACAAGGTGCAGACCACACTGTGGTGACTTCACATAGCCATGATCCTAAGAAAAACCCATTGTCTCCTCAGCAAAAGAAGAAACACCTTAAACGATTTGCACCCGGTACAAACTTTAAGTCATCATCTGCAGAACATCCAACTATCTTACATCACGCAGCTGAGCTACACAAGAAAGGTGTTACACACCTACATGTAGTGGTAGGATCTGATCGTAAGAAAGAGATGCATACACTATTACATAAGTATAACGATAAGAAGTCTGGTCACGGCCACTATAACTTTAAGAAGATAACTGTACACTCTGCAGGTCAAAGAGATCCTGATTCAGAGGGTGCAAGCGGAGTATCAGGCACTAAACAAAGAGAGCACGCACGTACTGGTAACTATGCGGCGTTCCGCAAGGGTGTACCGGAACATGTATCGCATGCACACGCTAAAGAATTGATGCACGACGTACAACATGGAAGCAAATAAAATTGACAGATTTAAATGAACTATTTAAGATCGTATCTGAAGGCAAAAAGCAATACGAAGAGACTGATCCAACCGGTCAAAAGATCAAGCGTGTTAAAGAACATGTTAAGGAAGATCTAAGTTCATTATTCTCGCAATTAGTATCGCTCAAAGAAGATTTAGAAAAAGAATTAGTAGTAGAAGAAGCTAAGTTAGAACCACCAATCATAACTGAAGAGATACCATATCAACCAGTTATTCATACTCCAGAAGTAAGAGCAGCTCAAGTCGATGCAGATGTCGACAAGTATCTAACTGACAAATCATTCCAACAACCAAATCCAGATCTAGTATCTAAGAACATTGATGACATACGTAATAAGATCAAGTTCTTAGAACAAGCTATTGGTCGTGTTGCTGCTGCGGGTCCAGGTGGTGGTGAAATAAATCTTAGATGGTTAGATGATGTTGATCGTTCTACTATTAACGATGGTTGGTACTTAAGATATAGTGAATCAAAGAAAAAATTTGAATTCGCAGAAGTGCAAGCCAGCGGCGGCAACGGTGCTACTGGAGCTACAGGAATTCAAGGTCCGCAAGGTGCAACAGGTTTAACTGGAGCTACTGGAGCTGGATTAAATGGAGCGAGTGGTATACAAGGTGCATCAGGATCTACTGGACCTCAAGGACCGACTGGTGCTTCAGGTATTGCTGGAGCAAGCGGTTCACAAGGTCAAGATGGTGCAAGCGGAGCAGACTCAACAGTACCAGGTGCATCGGGAGTTAATGGTTTAGATGGAGCTACTGGCCCACAAGGAATTGATGGAGCATCAGGTATTCAGGGTGCAAGTGGAGTTCAAGGCACTAGCGGCGCCACAGGTACTCAAGGTGCAAGCGGTTCAACAGGATTAACAGGTGCTACAGGTTTACAAGGTGATAGATACCAAACGACTTCCACAACTACACAAACAATAGTAAATAACGGTCAACTAACTTTCTATACAACAGATCTTGGATTAGCATACTCAGCTCAGCAAACAGTAATCGTAGTAGAAGATGGAACAAACCACATGCACGGTACCGTTGTGTCGTACGACGGATTAACAGGTGAATTAGTATTAGATATCAATAGTAAACAAGGATCCGGAACATACTCATTCTGGACTATCAACCTTGATGGTGCAGTTGGAGCAGTCGGTGCCACTGGATTGGTTGGAGCAACTGGTGTACAAGGAGCTTCAGGTGTAGGAGCAACTGGTCCAACAGGTGCTACTGGTCCACAAGGATCTCCGGGTTCTGGTGGAGCTATAGCAAACTATGGATCATTCTACGACTTATCTGATCAAGTTGCATTAGCAGAAAATACTGCTTATCCAATCCCATTAGGATATACTGCTGAAGCTATTGGAACATCTATCGTAGATGGAACTAAAGTTAAAGTTGACTATGATGGTGTATACAACGTACAGTTCTCTCTTCAACTACATAATAGAGGTGGAGCGGGATCTGGCACAGTTATACAAATATGGCTTAGAAAAAATGGAGTTGATGTTGTTGATAGTGCTACAAAGATTGATGTAGACACAAACAGCCCGTGGCAAGTTCCAGCATGGAACTTCATGCTAACTTTAAATGCAAACGACTATGTACAATTAATGTGGTCGACTAACAATGTAAACATTGTCGTAGAAGCAAATACTGCGACATCACCAGCACCAGCTATCCCATCCACGATACTAACTATCCAACAAGTCATGTACACTCAAGTTGGTGCAACAGGTTATACTGGTGCTACAGGATCTCAAGGTATACAGGGTGTAAGTGGCTCTACAGGGCCTCAAGGCGCTTCAGGAGCTACTGGTGTAGGAGCAACTGGTTTAACTGGTGCGACTGGTGTTCAAGGTGCATCTGGAACTATAGGAACTGATATAACTGTGGCTGGTAATGTATCAGGAAGTTATCTAATTTCAACTAATGCCAGTGGTGACGAAGGTGGAGAAATTAATCTAGCAAAACCACCTAATGCTACTTTAAGTGGCGGTGTAAATATTGATGCTTATCAAAATAAAATTAGAATCTTCGAACAAGGTGGTTCTGCACGAGGTGTTAGCTTAGATTTAAGCAAAGCTCCAGCCGGCGTGGGCGGAGAGCTAGCATGGAAGGTTAGTGCGATAATTAATGCTGGCACGTTCGTAACAATGGACAATCTTAAAGTTACAGTTACTACCAGTGGAAACCGTGGATTAAGTGTAGCTGCAGTATCTGGTTCGTTTACTTGTCATATATCTGGCTGGTATGCATACAGTGGTAGTAGTGGTAACCAGGCTGAAAATATCACATATACAACTACACCCAGCAATTCGGCATTTGGATGGAATTTTGCTCTTGCTGGCAATACTGCTCAGTATCATATTTTAGATAATACTAACAGTAGATTCTACCGTATTACTATGATGATTGGCGCATCATATAATAACAACTTTATTTCGATTGAAAGGTTACTATGAAACACCTAACACTTATAGCAGCATTACTTTTAACTGGTTGTAGCTTCATCATGCCAGTACCACATGATCCAGCAGAAGCGGCAAAGCTTATAGATATTAAACAGAAGATGGAAACCTTAACATGTGGAGCAACCAAAGACTTCCCAAGATGGCAGTCAACCGTTGATGACCTTAGATGGTTGAACATGTACACAGAATTTAGACAAGATCCACAAGCAAAGACTATTGAAGAACTATATTTCGCGACTCAAAAGGCAAGGGACGGCTCATCAGCTTACTGTGAAGCTACTTTAAAACTACAAAAGACTCGTATCCAAGTGATCGAACGTGCATGGAAAGGAAGATAACATGTCAGTATTAAACGAATTAAAAGCATCAATAGCAGAACCTGGAATCAAAGGTGCATTAGCACAACAATTATATGACATCACTGAGCAGTATAATGATGGTATCCTTACAGAAGCAGAGTTCAAGGACTTGGTCGAGCAAATAGCCGATGTCCAAGCTAATGACGAGCTTGCAGGAGATGAGGTAACTTCAAGATGGGTCGTAAATATTACAAAAGTGATTCTCTCGGCTGTATAAATAATAGTAACAGTTATATTTTATAGATGGAATAACATGAAGAATTATAGACAACTCATAAAGGGTTTGCCTTCTAAGACCGTCATCATGACAGTCGGAAGCTTTAACCCTCCTACCTCGGTCAACGAGATGGCATTCAAACTAGTGGATAAGCTAGTTGAATCCCATAATGCCGACCATATAATCTACGTAACAGAAGACAAGGACAACTTACCTATCGACCGTAAGCTACACTTCCTTGAGCTCATGTTTGGGGCTATGAACTTTAAGCCATTGAACGAGTCAAACCTAACTTCTGAACTTATTAGATTAAAGAGTAAGTATAAAGATGTCATCGTAGTATCTTCAGAAGATAAAGCCAAACTATACGAGTCATTACAAGTGGTTACTACAAGCAACGACTTAGACTATTCTAAGATCAAGTCATATGTAACAAAGGGCGACTTTGCCTCATTTAAGAAACAGATGCCTTCTACACTAAGAGAGCTGGATGCTCGTAGGCTAATGAACGAGATGAGACAAGTTACTGGCCTCGAGTTACTCAAAGAAGAAGTTAAGTTTACAGTCGATGCACTCAGAGAGAAGTATTTTAAGGGTCAGATCTATCATATAGGTGATATCGTTGAGTCTGCTGGACAACAATACGAGATCATGGATCGTGGTTCAAACTACCTTGTAGTGGTCAATAATACTGGCGACCTATCACGCAAATGGATAAAAGACGTAAAGTTAGTAGAAGCATGTTGGACTGGATATAAACAAGTTGGCACTAAGAAAAAAGGCAGCAGAACGGTCCCTAATTGTGTGCCAGAAGAAGTTAAAGAAGAGATTACAGAATTTAGTTATAAAGGCTATATACCTAAAAACCTTAACAGCGAGTTGGTAGAAGCGTTTAAGCTTGCAGCAATAAACTCTAAAGACCCTATAGCGATACTTAATGCTATCAAGACTACTGATACATACTTACAACTACATGGTAAGATTGGTGAAAACCCAGACATCAATCAACTTAAGACATATAAAGACGCTCATATCAAAGCTACTGAAGCTTTACAAAAGATCGGTGTATACGATGCAGCTGAAGAGAAGCCTGATACTAAGATAGCAAGAAACGTACTAACATATCAAGACTTCATGAAAGCTGGCAAAGAACATATGCCAGAAAATTCAGAGAAGTATGTAGGTGAACCTCATACGACTCCAGGTCATACACTTGCTACACGACATCATCTACGTAGACAAAAGGTTGCGTATGTAAATGAACAAGCATCTGAAACAGACGGAGAAGTAGAAGGACAAGTGGTTACTAAGATTAAACCGCTACCGCTTGAACTAGCTCCACCACCTGATGAACCAGGTAAACAAAGAGGTAAAGGCAACAGCGCTTTCTTTGAGAAGAAGAATAAAAAAGTAGAGAAAGAAGCTCTCGACTACCTTGACTTAGATTCATGGTTAAGACAACAATCACCACAGGCGCATGGATAATATGGATAAATTAATAGCATCTCTTAAAGTAGCATTAGGTAATACATTTACGATGTATTTCAAAGCACACTCATATCATTGGAATGTGGAAAGTCTACATTTTTCTATGTTTCATGACTTCTTCGGTGAAATCTATGAAGACGTATATGGTGCAGTAGATCCTCTTTCAGAAGAACTACGTAAGCTTGACGCGTATGCTCCTATCAGTTTGATGGAGATCTATGGTTATAAGACTATCATGGAAGATAGTTCAAAACCAGATACAGCTGTAGAGATGGTGATGAACTTATTGACAGCTAATACAGAAGTACTAAATTGTCTAACACCATTATTTGATGAAGCGACAACACAAAAACAACAAGGTCTTGCAAACTTTATTGCAGATCGTATGGATAGACATAAATTTTTCGAATGGCAACTACAAGCAACACTTAAGAACCTCGGAGCGTAAGAATGAAATCATATAAAGACATGATAAACGAAGTATTAACTAAGTCTACACCAGCCGGCGAATGGATCAAAGACTTTGTAGATTCCGATAATCCTAAGTTTGCAGGCAAATCTGCAGCTAAACGTAAACAGATGGCACTAGCTGCTTATTATTCTAAACAAGAAGAGTCTTATGCAGGTTCACAAAATAGTACAGCTGAGGTAGACATGAACGAAGATCACTTAGTACATGTATCTGATGGTTCTAAATATGACGAAGTCCCACACCCAAAAGACATTGAACATGTTAAGACTGGTGCAATGCATCATGGCGGTAAATGGGATAGTCATTCAGACAAAGGTGCATTCTTTAAGTTTAAATCTAAAGAAGATGCAGAGAACTTTAAACGTCATGTAGATAAATGCCCGCATAGATCATGCTATGCAGATCTATCAGAAGCTGTAGAGTATAAAGGTATGGGCACAGACGTAGTTGATAAGAAAAAGAAACTAAATCCACAACCAAATTTTACAACAGATAAAAAGACTGTTAAAGACTTTAAAGAAGCTAAAGAATTAGATAAAGCATGTTGGAAAGGCTACAAAGCAATTGGCCTTAAGAATAAAAATGGTAGACAAGTTCCTAACTGTGTACCAGAAGAAAAAGAATTAGAAGAAGGCAAAGTATATGATCCTTTCAGTAAAAAGATGGTCGCTCGCAAGCCAATTAAAGTACAAGCTGGCGGTGGTGCAACACGAAACGGTGTACCTGTAGAGACTGGTCCATCTAAGTATAAGACTTTACGTCAAGCTTATGATGCTGCTACAGCTGGTCAAACAGTAACACCTAAACAAAAATTAAACAAAGAAGGCTATGATCATGGTCCTATCGATCGCGATGCTAAAGTAGCAGTTGGTCATAAAGCTGCTGTATTAGCTGGTTCTGGTCTTGATTCTGGTAAACACGGCACAATAGTAGGTTCATCAAAAGAACGTACTGGTGATATGTGGCATATTAAAACTTCAAGCGGTGATATAGTTAAGATGCACAAACACAGAGTAGCTAAATTAAAAGAAGGTGTGGAACTAATCGCTAAGCATGAAGTTAAAGCTGATGCACCTCATAAATCAGGTGGTCATGTCATCTTAACTAAGTCATCTAATAAATGGCATGTATTACATAATAAGAAGAGTTCACCTGAAGCTAAAGATCTACATCGTTCAAAACTATTACACTCATACGCTGATGAAAAAGAAGCAAGAGCTAAGTTTAAAGAATTACATGAAGAACAGATCGATGAGATCTCTAAGTCAACACTTATGAGATACATCCCTAAAGCATCAAGAGATGTTGGTTCTCATACCTATGCAGGTAAAGAAGCTGGCGAATGGGCAGCACACTATACAAGAGCTGGTGATTGGGCTGCAGCAGACAAACAATCTAAGAAATCTTATGCAGACTTTAAGAAAGCAAACAAACGTATCGCTGGTATCGACACTGCTACTAAGAAACTTGGTACACAAAAAGAAGAAGTAGAGTTAGATGAAGCTATCGCTAAGAAGTTACCAGTACAACACGCAGTTGATGCTGTACATAAAACATTAGGTCCTAAGTCAGCTACACGTTTCTTATCACACTTAAGTCCAGGTTCAGAGAAACATACATCATGGGATAAAGTAAACGATGCATTGGTAAAACAAGGTGTACAAACACATCACATTGCTTCTATTGCACAAAAAACATCTCGTATGAACGAAGAAGTTATTGACGAATCAAGAGGTCATAAAGTATTAGCTACATTCTTTAAGAACAGAGAAGTTGCACAAAGATCTTATCAAGGTAATCCTGCTAAGGATGCTGAAGTAGCTCAAGGTGGTGGTAGTCCAGCAGATCAAGGTATCGCTGCAGCTAAGGCTGACTATAAGAAGATGAACAAAGAGAATGTTAATCCAGCTCTAATGGCCATCCTTAAGAAAAGACAAGAAGCTCAAAAGAAAAAGCAAGAAGATAAAAAAAAAGTAAATGAGGCAACGGCTCCAGCAGTACATGCTGCTGAACCTAAAAAGACTAAGTCTACGCCTAAAGAATATAAAAAAGCTCCAATACCAGGTACAAAGCGTGTAGCACATGCAAAGCCGGATGATAACGAAGTTGGTGGGGGTACTTCTACAAGGATTCAAGAAGATCAATACACGTCAGAGTATAAGATCAAGTCTTTCGTAGATCCCGTTACTGGTGAGAATAAGACTAGAAAGATTAGACCACATCGTATTAACTTTAAAGCTTCTAAGATGCATGGCGAGCCGGCACAACAAGATGCACCAGGTGATTATGGTATTAAAGAAGGCTTTGATGACTATTCATCTATAGCAAAAGAATTAGTTAAGAGATATGGTAAGAACGTAACTGCACAACACGTTAAAGACTTTGCTGGCGAAAGAGATACACATAAAGGTCTTGATCACGCAGAAGTTATGCATCATGTTAAAAAGTTATCAGAAGGCGATAAAGTATACGATGAAAAATGGAAAACAGTTAATTTTAAAGATTTTACAAAGGGAGCTAAGTAATGTTAAAGTTTAATGACTACTTAAAAGAAGCTGCATTGTCAGCTAAACAAAAGAAGATCGCAGCAGTCGCTGGCGATAAAGACAAGATTGATGCTGCAGACTTAGCTGCTTTAAGAGCTGGTAAGAAACCTGTTGATGAAGCTGAATGCTATGGTAAAGATATGAAGAAGGAAGAGCTAGTTGGTAAACAACACAAGCTTGATAAGAATCATAACGGCAAATTGGATGCTCACGACTTTAAGTTACTTCGTAAAGAAGAAACTGAAGAGTTAGATGAAGGCAAGATGAAAGAGCTTTCAATGGATCTTAAAGATATGAGTCATGACGAGTTCCATAAACAATATGGTAAACCTAAGTCTCATTTCGATCCTACAAACTTTAAGAAGCCAGTAGAACCTGGTAAAGGTATGGATCGTGCTAAAGCTTTAGCTCAACGCGGTATGCAATCATTATCTAAAGAAGAAGTAGAACGCATCGAAGAGAAGTTAGCTCAGTTAGATGAGTTATCTCCAGCTACTTTAAAATCTTATAAAAAAGGTATCACTAGAGATCTAGATCGTGCAGCTGATGCATATCCACATGGTACAGGTGATGACGATGAAGATCGTAAGTTAAACAACCGTGTTAAAGGTGATGAGTTAGCTAGCAAAAAATTAAAAGCTAAAGGTGTTAATCCTTATAGCGAAGAAGTAGAACAGATCGACGAGTTATCTAAGAAGACTTTAGGTTCATATGTTAAACGTTCTGCTAATCAAGCTATTGTTAAGAGTTTAGCAAATCCTAAAGATGATTCTGATGACATGAAAACTATTGCTAAACGTGAAAAAGGTATTAATTTAGCAACATCAAAACTAGCTAAAGAAGAGACAGAACAAATCGATGAGTTATCAAAGAAGACTTTAGGTTCATATGTAAATAAAGCAGCTAAAGATTCACGTATCCATGGCCAAATAGCCACTGATTTTGAAAACACTGCTGATAAAGCTAGAAAGCAATCAAAGAAAGATTCTTTTGAAAGATTAAACAGAAAATATTTAGAAAAATCATGGAAGCGTGAAGATGGTATTGCTAAAGCTGTAGGTAAATTAACTAAAGAAGAAGTTTCAGCAGATGTTAATGAAGCTAAAGAAGGATGGAGTAAGAATGATTCAATGGCTAAACCAGTAACATCTAGTCAAGCTATGGCAGATCATGCTAAGTACTTCACTAAGGTTACTAAATTAGATCCTAAGACTGGCGAGCCATATAAAAAAGATGTTAAAGAAGAAAGAGACTATGTATCTGCAACGCTTGCAGTTATGGATGAAGGTAAGATTGATAACCTTAGAGATGCACAGAAGTTAAGACGAGATACACAATCAGCATATGAAAAAGATTACAAACCAGACACAAGTCATCCGCATATCCAAGTAGTTAAAGGCAATGCGTATGGCGGTGCGAACCAAAAAGATGATGAGGGTGATGAGAAGCCTGATGAAACAAAAGAGAAAAAGGGTCGTGGCAGACCTGCTGGATCTAAATCAGGTGCTAGACAAAAGGGTGGTGGACATGAAGACGGCGGTATTCCTGTGCACAACTTAAACTTGCCAAAATCATATAAATAGATAAAAATTAAGGAGTAATAAAATGGCTTTATGGGGAAAAACAGATACTTTAGCTTCGGCTCCAAAGTATGTAACAAGAAAGGCAGTCTTTGATGCGCAGGCTAAAGTAACATCTGCGACAGATAAGATCGACCTTACAGATGCAAATACAAACTTCGCGACAGGTGATGGCGTTGTTTACACTGGTGCTAGCGGCATTGGTTTAACACAAGGTACAACATACTACGCAATGAGACAAACAGATAACACTATCAAGCTTGCTACTACAGAAGCTGGTGCTAAAGCTGGTGCTACAGGTGTAAACCTAACAGCAGGCGCTACTGGTGCTATTGGTTACTTACAACGTAATACAGAAGGTAACGAAAGCACGCTTGAAGGTAATGGAGATCATAACTATAATGGTCGTGACTTATACTTCATTGATGCTGACGAAGCACAACAAGTTGAAAACCGTGCACGTGGTCTTAACACACCAGGTTGGACAAACTATCGTTCATATACTGATGCTAATGGCAACGTTAGAAATAAATCAGAAGTATTAATTGCTATGGGTGCATACACTGGTGCTACTGGTTCTGGTACATACCAAGAACAAACTGGTGATGCTACAGATGACACAGTGTTAGTTGATGGTACAATCACTATTGGTACACAACCATTAAGTCAATCTAAAGTTGCTGGTTCTCTATTAGCTAACAAAGGTGTATTCACTGTTGTTGCTACATTGGCTGGTGCTGGTTCATTGACATACCAATGGCAAGTACAAGAATCATCAGAATCTGGTGCTACTTGGACTAACGTATCACGTGGTTCTGGTGGTACAACAGCTACTTACACAACAGGTGATACTCAAGTTGCAGCTTCTGCTTCAGTTGATTCAAACGGCGACAAATATCGTGTTATCGTTTCTTCAACAGGTTCTACAAGCGTAACATCATCAACAGCAGTATTAACAGTAACAGCAAGCTAACTAAGTGGGGGAGGTTAACTCCCCTTCTTTTAATATGAATCAAATGTTGACAGAAGATAATTTTTTGACCTATGCGATGCATCATTATGACAATAGCCAATGCTATTCATTGGAAGAGTTTAATGATGACTTAAAAAGGTTTCTATACTTGAAGAAGTTATTCAATAGGTATAAGAGCGAGGCCGACTTAAAACAAAACCTCATCTTAAACCATTTAATAGTCATATATAATATATTCGGCGAACATGCCACTAATATGTTATTCTTTAAGATAGAAGAAGAGTATTGGGATACACTCATTACTTTCTTAGTATTCCTTAATAGGATGCCTGAGGAAGTGACACAATACAATATAAAGTTATCAGAAGTTGAGTTGGACAATCATATAATACAAACACTTAGGAAGATATAATGTCGCAAATAGTAGACAATCTAATAGCTTACAGAGTACTCACCATGTTGGTTAAACCCTTCAGCGAGACTGATGCTTATAGACTTGGCATCATCGATAATAAAGGAAAAAATCTCATAAAGCCTTCTTCTCTTTCTACTACGGAAGAAAAGAGTGCATACACGTTCCTACATCGATTAGTCTTTAATATGAAGAAGATAATCAACAAACTGCCGGGCGGAGAAAGTAAGTTAAAGAGTGTCATATCTGCATACTTCTTGATAAGAGAGTATTACGAAAAGAATGATAGATCCACTTCAATGATGGAACAAAGGTTTCATAAATTAATGGAGACTGATGCTATCTTAGCAGAAGAATCTATATTAGTAGAGAAGTTTATTAAGAAGATTGAAGAAGACGGTGAAGGTGGTGGAGCTCCAGCGAACGTAACAGGTGCAGGAGTTTCAACAGACATCCCATTACCAAAGAAAAAAGATCTAGATAAGTATAAACAAACGAATCAAGCTGGAGTTGTAGCTATGACTCGTCGTAACAATAAGGTATTATAATATGTGGTTATTGAATATTATACCCGATAGTATATTGTACGGGTTTATCTTATCTGTAATGGGTATTGGTGCAGCGCTATTTGTATTTGGTACATTTACTGTATTCCTTCCATTAGTTAAAGCGTATGGATTATTAATGAGGACAGTTGGTATCATCTTACTCATTGCAAGCGTATATCTATATGGTGGATATGGCACTGAAATGAAGTGGAGAGCTGAAGCTGCCAAACTTAAGGCAGACATGGACCGTAAGGTAGCATTGTCAGAAAAGCAATCTAAACAAATAGTAACTAAGTATATAGTACAAACAAAAGTAATCAAGGAGAAGGGTGATGCAATTAAGAAGTTATCTCAACATGTTAAAGAAGCTGATGCTAAGTGCATTGTGCCTAAGTCTTTTGTCTTGCTCCACGATTCTGCCGCAAAAAATGAAGTTCCCGACACCTCCAAAGGAGTTGATGGTTCCACCTCCGGAACTAATCTCTCTACCATCGGAGAAACAGTAACAATTAACTATAACAACTATCATCAGTTAAGTGAGCAACTAAAAGCGCTACAAGACTGGGTAAGTTCACAAGAGAAGATCTATAATGGCAAGTGAAATCGAATCATTAGAACGTATAGTTGAGAAGCTAGATGAATCTATAGACAAGCTTACTGAAGTTAGTAATAACATAAGTAAGTTACTTGCTGTTCATGATACACGATTAAATATAATCGAGAAAGATACTGTGCGTAACGAAGACGACATCAGGGATATACATGTAAAGATGGATAACATAGCTAAAGAGATTAATAAGAAGCTAGACCAGTCTATGCAAAATAGTACTGAAGGTCATGCACGTATCCAAACAGCAATTGAAGAACAGCTTAAGGCTCATGATGCCCGTATTAAAGTGCTTGAAGTATGGCGTTGGTTAGTCATAGGTGGAGCGGTAGCGATCGGTTGGTTAATTAATAAATCGTTTAAATGAACTATACGCAATACATCACTGAATTAAAACTTCAATTACAATATCATTCTGAATTGAATCCCAAACTATGGGATGATTTCCAATTAAAATCTCAAGTAAGAGACAAACTACTTCAGTTTGCAGAAGTGTGGAGAGAATTTGCTAAGATACCTAAAAATGCTGTCAAAGAAGTTATCCTTCTCGGGGGAAACGCTAATTACAATTACACTGATATGTCCGACCTTGACGTGCATTTGGTTGTTGATAAGTCTTTAATTGCTAAAGATAATCCATTATTAGATGACTACCTGCAAGACAAAAAACAGATGTGGACGATGGCTCATAAGATAACCATCCTTGGATATGGACTAGAACCATACGCACAAGATGAATCTGTACAATACCCAAAGAATCAAGGTGTATACTCATTAACAAACAATGAATGGATCTGCAAACCAGTATTCATTGGCGATGAGATGATCAAGGACCCATACCTTAAGAAGAAAGTTAAGTTCTATATGAAGATGATAGATGACATGATTAAGAACCATGTTGACCTTGACTCAGTAAAACACTTCAAAGAAAAACTTAGAGACATGAGAGGGGCTGCCATTAAACGTGGTGGAGAGTTCTCCTTTGAAAACCTAGTCTTTAAAGAATTGCGCAACCAAGGATACTTAGATAAACTATCCGCCTATCAAAGAACTAATCAAGATCAAGAATTGAGTTTATAATGCAAAATGAATTTTGGGGTTATCATTTAATATTAGATTGTCATGCGTGTGATGTACCTAGTATTCAAAGTAAAGAGAATGTTTATAATTGGATTAAAAAACTAGTTAAAGATATTGATATGGAACCTATTGGTGAACCTCGTATTGAATATACTGCAGCCGAGTTTCCAGATAAAGCAGGATTTACCGCAGTACAGATCATAGTCACATCTAGTATTGTGGCTCATTTTATTGATTCAAGTGGTGATGTTTATATAGATGTATTCTCATGTAAGCCATTTGATAATGACACTGTTATCAAATCTATAGAAGATGCTTTCCAACCTAAAAAGATCCGTCCTAACTATTTAACTCGTCAAGCTGGCTAATAATTGTACTTTAATTAACGCCTGAGGTATAATACATTATGAAGTATTTTGATATCAAGTGGATCTCCACTGCCCTTTTTATATTCTGCGGAACATTAGTAGCATTAAAGTTACCATATATGCAATATGCCTTTCCAGGCTTTATTGTAGCCCATGCTATATTGGCACACCACTTCTATAGAGTACATCCAAATAAACCATTATTGATTCAAAACATCTATTTCTTTTTCTTAAACACTGCAGCCAGTTACATTTGGCTATTCAAAGGATAATCATGACATTTAAACCATTAGGCAAGAAAGTATTAGTAGCAGAAAACAAGCGCGAAAACCAAACAGCTTCAGGTATTATACTTGAAGGAACCCAGGGTTTAGGTGAATCAAAGACTGGCACAGTAATGGCTATCGGCCCAGACGTGACCCAAGTGCAGGTGGGAGATAAGATCTTACTAGAATGGAATAAGGCTGCTGTAACTACCGTAGATGGTGCACAACGTGTAATCATCTTAGAAGAAAACATCGTAGCAGTATTAGATAATTAATGTACTTTAATTGAGTTGTATTATATAATGGGTTTATGCTGTATATAGATGCAAAATTCGTAGGTCAAATCTCCTACAAACTCCGTAACTTTAAAAAGAAGAATGACTACTATTGGAACTTTAGTTGTCCGATATGTGGTGACTCCAAGAAGAATGAGCTCAAGGCTCGAGGCTTTGTCTATAAGAATCAAGACAGACTAGTCTATAAGTGTCATAATTGTGGTGTATCCACATCTATCGGCGGGTTATTAAAGCAACTTGATCCATTAGTCTATAATGAATATGTGTTAGAACGCTATAAAGAAAATACTTCTAAACACATGCCTCATGCTAATGTCAAAGAAGTAGTACCAGAGATTGCTCCTGAAATAAGTACTGATCTTATCAAAGCGGGTGCACAACCTTTACAATCTAACCAAGAAGCATTACAATACGTGATGTCTCGTAAGATACCAGCTGAACGTTGGAAAGATCTATACTATGTGCCTAAGTTTAAAGAGTTTGTTAATAACCTTAAGTATACATTTCCAGATACAACATACGATGCACCAAGATTAATCATCCCGTTCTTTGATGAAGACGGTAAGTGTATAGCATTTCAAGGTAGAGCATTCGGTAAAGAGATGCCTAAGTATGTGACTATCAAGCTCGATGAAAAGAAAGAAAAGATCTATGGATTAGATCGTATGGATCACAACAAACGAATCTATGTAACAGAAGGTCCAATCGATTCTATGTTTATACCTAATGCGATCGCTGTCGCTGGTGCAGGGTTTGATACTAAGTTTATCGATGCTATCAAAGATAACGCTACTCTCATCATGGATAATGAACCAAGATCTAAAGAGATTACTAAGTTTATAGAGAAGCTCATAGATAATAATTATACAGTATGCCTATGGCCAGAAACTATAGCAGAAAAAGATATTAATGAAATGGTGTTAGCAGGCAAATCTATACATTCAATCATGGATACTATAAATACAAATACATTCCAAGGCATGGAAGCTAAATTGAAATTTACTCAATGGAGAAAGTGTTGAAAGTATTAATTACAGGAGTTACGGGTTATATTGGCTCTCATCTAGCAAAAGTGTTATATGAAGCTGGTCATCATGTTGTAGGTCTAGATATTGAATGGAAAAAGCATAATGATGTAAGTAGATATTGTCACCGAATCCTTATCAAAGATGTTACAAGACATGTCATTGATGAAGACTATGATGTTATAGTCCACTTAGCTGGTTTAATCCAAGTAGAAGAGAGCGTAGCACGACCAACGTCATACTATGCAGCAAATCTTGGTGGTACAGTTAACATGTTAAGACAGCATATTAATGGTGAACCACACTTTATATTTGCATCTACAGCTGGAGCATTTGATGCACAGTCTCCATATGCAAGATCTAAGTTAGCAGCAGAAGATGTTATCAAAGAACAATCAAAAAACTACACCATATTCAGGTTCTTTAATGTTGCAGGATCTGATGGCATGCATAGACAAGTGGGTAGAGCATCTCATCTTATCCGTATAGCAGCAGAAACTGCAGCAGGTAAGAGAGACTATATGTCAATTTATGGAGAAGATTATGATACACCAGATGGTAGTTGTGTTAGGGATTATATTCATGTTGTGGATCTTGTTAACGCTATTCGTGATACGATTAAGCATGGTGCCTTTAACACGCCATACGAATGCATTGGCTCGGGCAAAGGCTATTCGGTCAAAGAAGTAGTACAAACCATGAAAGAAGTTACTGGTAAAGACTTCAAAGTAAAGATGGCAGATCGCAGAGATGGAGATCCAGCTTCTTTAGCAATTGATAATCAATTCAATCTGTTGCATCCACAATATCAACTAAAAGATATGTGTCTGTCTGCATATAATATTGAGAAGAGAAAGGTATAAATATGAAAATAGGCTTCACTGCTTCTACCTTTGATCTCTTACATGCTGGTCATATAAGTATGCTAAGGGAAGCAAAAGAGAATTGTGATTACCTTATATGTGGTCTTCAGATCGATCCTTCTGTTGATAGACCAACTAAGAACTCGCCTATCCAAACAATAGTAGAGAGACAAGTACAGCTATCAGCAGTTAGGTATGTTGACGAGATCATAGTATATAGGACTGAGCAAGATCTAGAGGATATACTTGAGATGTATCATATAGATATAAGAATACTTGGTGATGAATACAGAGACAAAGATTTTACAGGTAAAGACATCTGCAAAAAACGTGGTATCCAACTCTACTTCAATAAGAGAGACCATCGTTTCTCATCAACTGAGCTAAGAAAACAAGTAATAGATAAATCTAAAATTTAATTGGAGTTATAATGACTGACGAAGTCCACGGTATCAAGGTAGACTATTCACGCGACTCATTGTTCGATGAGTTAGGAATGATTAGGTTAAAAGAATCATATTTGGCAGATGGTGAAGTAAGTCCTCAAGAAAGATTTGCATTCGTATCAAGCCAATTCGCAACAGACAAATTTCATGCACAAAGATTATACGAGTATAGTAGTAAGCATTGGTTATCATATGCTACTCCTATCTTATCATTCGGTAGATCCAAACGAGGATTACCTATATCATGTTTTTTAAACTTTATTGAAGATACGGCCGAAGGGCTGGTGGAGAATTTGAGTGAGACTAATTGGTTATCTATGCTTGGGGGTGGTGTTGGTATTGGCTTTGGAATCAGGTCTGCTGATGATAAGTCTACTGGCGTTATGCCTCATCTTAAAATGTATGATGCTAGCAGTCTTGCTTATCGTCAAGGCCGTACTCGTCGCGGTAGTTATGCTGCTTACCTGGATATTTCACACCCTGACATTTTAATGTTCCTTGAGATGCGTAAACCAACAGGCGACCAAAATATGCGTTGCTTGAACTTACATCATGGAGTTAATATTCCTGATGCATTCATGGAGATCATAGAGAACTGTATGAAAAATCCTGAGGCTAATGATGATTGGGAATTAAGAGATCCGCACTCAGGAGAACTAAGAGAAACTGTATCAGCAAAAGAATTATGGCAAAAACTATTAGAACTTCGTATCACTACTGGTGAACCATATCTACATTTTATTGATGAGTCTAATAGAAAACTTCCACAATGGTTAAAGGACAAAGGTTTAAAGGTACATCAATCAAACTTATGTTCAGAGATCATTTTGCCTACAAATGAAAAACGTACAGCGGTATGCTGTCTATCTAGTTTAAACTTGGAGTATTATGATGATTGGAAAGATGACAAACTTTTTCTTAAAGATGTTGCAGAGATGTTGGATAATGTGTTGCAATATTTTATTGACACTGCTCCTAGCAGTATTAAGCGTGCTAAGTATTCTGCTTCTCGCGAGCGGAGCATTGGCATTGGTGCTCTTGGCTGGCATGCTTTGCTTCAGCGAAAAAATACTCCCTGGGAAAGTGCGCTGGCAACAGGACTTAATAAACAAATCTTCTCTCACATTAGATCAAGTCTCGACAAAGCTAACAAGCAACTTGGTAAAGAAAGAGGAGAAGCTCCTGATGCAGAAGGTACTGGAAATCGTTTTTCTCATCTCATGGCTATTGCTCCCAATGCTAGCTCTTCTATCCTTATGGGTAATACTTCCCCATCAATAGAACCATTCAGAGCAAATGCATACAGACAAGATACACTAAGCGGTTCTCATCTACATAAGAACCAATATTTAGATAAGATTATTAAGGAGAAATCTGGTGATAAATATGATGAGATTTGGTCTTCGATTATTGCAAATGATGGTTCAGTTCAACATCTGGATATATTGGACGATTGGTCCAAAGATGTGTTCAAGACTTCTATGGAGATTGACCAACGATGGGTGGTCCAACATGCGGCAGATCGTCAAGAGTACATCGACCAAGCACAAAGCTTAAACGTATTCTTTAGACCTGATAGTAATATCAAGTATGTGCATGCTGTACATTTCCAAGCATGGAAACAAAAACTAAAAACAATGTATTATTGCAGATCTGACAAGATCGCAAAAGCAGATAAAGTGTCTAAACGTATTGAACGTGAAGTTATTGCAGAGATCGACCTTAAAGCAATGACTGAAGGTGAAACATGTTTGGCATGCGAAGGTTAATTTAAAAGGAAGATAAATGAAAAAGTTATTAGCAGTGGTATTATTAGCATTTGCATCGCTAGCATCAGCAAATGACATCGACACAAAATGTAAGCAACATGTAATCTATGGTGCACCAGTTAAAGCTGAAGGCAACAACCAATACCTATGTCGTATCGGTTATGCAGTCAACTATAACTATAATACAAAAGTTGCATCTTATGTAGTAGAACATATCGTAGTATCCAACTTAACAAAGAATGCTGGACGTAAAGATGACTTTAGAGAAGATCCTGAAGTTCCAGCACAATATAGACAAACATTAGCTGACTATACTGGTATGGGATTTGATCGTGGCCACATGGCTCCAGCAGCTGACATGACATTTGATGCTAAGGCAATGTCAGAGTCTTTCTTCCTTACTAACATGATGCCTCAAGTTCCTGGCAATAATCGTGGTATTTGGAAATATCTTGAAGAGAATACAAGATATTGGGTACAAGTTAAAGGCGAAGTATATGTCATCACTGGAACAATTTTTGCAGCACAGCCAACTATGATGAATAAGGTTGCAATCCCCAACTTTGTGTATAAGATCGTAATTGATCCTAAGTCAGGTAAACAGATTGCGTATCTATTTCCTAATGAAAAATTAGATCCAAAACTTATAGATGACTATGCAGTGTCAGTTGCATCTATTGAACAAAAGACTGGTATTAATTTCTCGCCAGCACTAAAAAATACTGCAGCTGAAAAAGCAGTATTAAAATTGAAAGATTTCTAAGATGCCAGATAAACTAACCGATACACGAGAATACTTTAAGCCTTTCAACTATCCATGGGCTTATGAAGCATGGTTGAAACATGAACAAGCACATTGGCTTCACACTGAAGTTCCGATGGCAGAAGACGTAAAAGATTGGAAAAAGAAACTCACTAAAGAAGAGAAACAATTCTTAACAAATATCTTTAGGTTCTTTACGCAGGGTGATATCGATGTTGCTGGCGGTTATGTAAAGAACTATCTACCGTACTTCCCGCAACCTGAAGTGCGAATGATGTTGATGGGTTTTGCTGCACGCGAAGCATTACATATTGCAGCATATTCTCATTTGATTGAAACACTAGGAATGCCTGAATCAACTTATAACGAATTCTTGGAATACCAAGAGATGAAGGATAAACATGATTATGTCACCGAACTTAGTTCTAAGAACGGAGATCTTAGTAGTACTGCTACTCACATTGCTGTGTTTTCAGCATTTACAGAGGGGATGCAGTTATTCAGTTCTTTTATTATGTTGCTTAATTTTCCTCGTCATGGCTTAATGAAAGGTATGGGTCAAATCGTTACATGGTCAATCGTCGACGAAACCATGCATGCTGAGAACATGATTAAGTTATTTAAGACGTTCATCAAAGAGAACAACGAGATCTGGAATGATGACCTGAAAGGCCGTATATATACTATAGCAGAGAAGATGGTACAGCTAGAAGATAAGTTTATTGACTTGTCATTTAGTGGTACACACATGAGAGAACTTGAACCAGAAGATGTTAAACAATATATTCGTTACATCGCTGATAGACGACTCATCTCTCTTGGATTAAAAGGTATATTTAAAGTTAAAAAGAACCCATTGCCATGGGTAGAAGAGATGATCAATGCTCCTGTACATGGTAACTTCTTCGAGAACCGTGTAACCGACTATGCAAAAGGCGCACTTAAAGGTTCATGGGAAGATGTATGGGGAGGAGCCCAATAATGGCAACAAAGTATTTTCATTGTGAGAACTGTGAATCCACAGGTAAGGTGACCGTTAAGACTAACGATGTCACTATAGAAGATATTGTATTTTGTCCAGTATGTGGTGCAGATATCTTTGAAGAAGACGAAGACGAAGAATGACATGGTATTATAAAGGTGAGCCAGTTGAAGAGATTGATGAGAAGTATACAGGATTTGTATATCTCATTACTAATCTGGTTACTGACAAGAAGTACATCGGAAAAAAACTTTCAAAGTTCTCTAAAACGAATGTTAAAACTGTTAAGCTTAAGAACGGGACAAAGAAGAAAAAGAAGATCAGAAGTAAGATCGAGTCGGATTGGAAGACCTATTGGTCTTCATCAAAAGAAGTTATTGATGATGTCAAGACGTTAGGAGAAGATAAGTTCAAACGGGAAATCCTAATGTTTTGTTTATCTAAAGGGACAGCCTCATACTTTGAGGCTAAGTTCCAGATGCAGAATGAAGTACTTGAACATCCTGACATGTGGTACAATGGTATCGTAAACTGTAGGGTGCATAGAAGCCATATTAAGTACGAATGAAAGAGAAATCAAACTTAGCTAAGGGTGTACATAGTTATGATGTCACCATTGGCGGTACTCTCATCCCGTTCTTTAATAGAAACGCATCAGAGTACCCGACAGAAGCTGGTTCAGTTAGCTTTGAATTAGTTCCTGTTACCCAGCAAAAAGACATAATGATTAACCATGCTAGGATGTATGCTCAGCAAGAGCATGATCGTATCATGGAATTGGTAAGTGTATTACAGAAGCAAGCAGACAGCATTAAGAGAAGGTTAGAAGTAACCGATGCGGTGCATTCTGCAGTATATCAATTTGCTCCTGTGATGGGTCAAGCTTATTGGTTAGCATGGGATAAACGTAAAGAGCAGATGATATTAATTCATGAAGGACCTAATGATTGGTTAAGTGGTGCTCCAGTGGATTATGTTTATCAAATACAAGTAAAATATATGGGAGATCATACATGGTTAGAATTGCAAAATTAAGATTAGCGTTTTTAACAATAACTTTAATAGCGGTAGTTTCTACGTATTTTGCTTATGCATCATATATCCAAACAAAACATTATGAAAATATATTAGTTGAATTTGATAAGCGACTAATATATGCTAACAGTAGATATGATCATGTACAAGAAGAAGAGCGTAAACTAAATGCTAACATAGATAGTCTTAATAATAAGATTAATGAACTTAATAATGCTATCCGTATCCAAGACGCTCTTATAGTGGAAGCTCGGGCTAAATCAAAAAGAAAGTAATTTAATTATGAAGAAAGTATTGATTACTGGGGGTGCAGGATTCATCGCGCATCATACAATAGAACACATCTTAAAGACAACAGATTGGTATATAGTCACATTAGATAGATTAGACTTTTCAGGTAACCTTAATAGATTAGCTGAAGTAATACCTAATGATGGTAGAGTTAAAACTGTATTTCATGATCTTAAAGCAGAGTTAAATCCGCAAATTGTGAAAGCTATAGGTGATATTGATATCATACTACATCTTGCTGCAGGTTCACATGTAGATCGATCTATTGAATTCCCTATGGAATTTGTGATGGATAATGTTGTAGGTACATGTAATATTTTAAACTATGCAAGGACATTACCTAACTTAGAGAGATTTATTTACTTCTCAACAGACGAGGTATTTGGTCCAGCTCCACAGGATGTTAACTACGATGAGTATGCAAGATATAATTCATCTAACCCTTATTCAGCATCAAAAGCTGGAGGTGAAGAGCTTGCTGTAGCATTTGCTAATACGTATAAGTTGCCGCTATATATTACTCATACTATGAATGTGTTTGGTGAAAGACAGCACCCAGAAAAATATATCCCAACATGTATAAGAAGAGTTCGTAATGGAGAAAAGATTACTGTCCATTCAGATCCTACTAAGACTATACCCGGCAGTAGATACTATATCCATGCAAATGATGTAGCATCAGCATTAATGTTCATCCTTAATCTAAAAGATCAATGTAATGGTTCAAAGTTCAATGTTGTAGGTAAAGAGGAGATAAATAATCTACAGTTGGCTCAAATGATCGCTGATGTTCAGGGTAAAGAACTTATCTATGAACTATCAGACTTCCACTCTGCTAGACCTGGTCATGACTTAAGATATGCATTATCCGGTGAATATATGAGAAAACTTGGTTGGGAGCCACAAATTTCACTAAAGGATCGTATATCTGAGGTCGTTAATTGGACCTTGGCAAACGATAGATGGTTATGAACGACAAAGTAATGACGAGTATAATGTTCGTTGCAGCTATATCACTTAGCTGTATCGCTGCATTCTATTCAATCATGGGTCTGACAGCTATATTTGCTGCAGCCGTAGTACCTATCATCGTGATGGGTGGGATACTTGAAGTATCTAAGTTAGTCGTAGCATCATGGTTATACCGTAATTGGAATGAAGTCCCCACGATGTTTAAATCATACTTCACTGTGGCTGTGGTCATCCTCATGATGATTACTTCTATGGGTATCTTTGGTTTCTTATCTAAGGCACACTTAGATCAAGCAGTGCCAGCTGGTGACGTAACAGCACAAGTGTCTATATTTGATGACAAGATCAAGACAGAACGAGATAACATTGATGCCGCTCGTAAAGCATTAGCTCAGATGGATGCTCAGTTAGATCAAAAGTTGAGTAGGTCTACAGATGAGAAGGGTGCAGATAAAGCTATACAGATTAGACGTTCACAGTCATCTGAACGTAAGAAGTTACAGAACGAGATAACTGTAGCTCAAGCGACCATAGTTAAGTTACAAGAACAACGCGCCCCAGTAGCAACTCAAGCTCGTAAGATCGAGGCTGAGGTTGGTCCTATTAAATACATAGCAGCATTAATCTATGGTGATACACTAAACCAAAACATGCTTGAGAAAGCTGTTCGATGGGTTATCATCATGATCGTATTAGTATTCGATCCATTGGCCGTTCTTATGCTAGTGGCAGTTAACTGGTCTTTAAAAAAAAGACAACCGAAGTATCCTCCAGAACCAATAGTAGAAAAAGAGAATGATCCTGAAGTAGTTAAAGGATATACAGATTCTTTAGCAGGAAGAACACCAGAAGGATGGCATCAGGAATGGATACCTAATTCTGAAGCATGGCCGCCATATGAACCTGATTTTCCAGAGGTAAAAGAGGAACCAGTTAAAAAAGCAAAACGCAAGAAACGTAAGTGGCTTGAACCTGAACCTCCACCTCTACCAGAAGAAGCTAGCTGGGATAAGGATCGTATGGATACTATAGCTCAGAACGGTAATGATGGAACACATTATGATCCTGATGAGTATGTCTCCTTGGCCAAAACTATTGAGCAAGAAGTCGAAGAACTCAATAAGCCTTTGAATTCATTAGAAAGATTGAAGCAAAAGTACGGTGAACCTAACATCTAAACTATATAAATAGAGTATGGGAGAGATATTCAAACTAATAGCCGATGTAGGATTTCCAATAGCTGGAGCAAGTATTGCTGGCTACTTCGTGTTTCTTACAGTTAAGTTTATTCTTGAAGGTGTTACTGGATCAGTAAGAGGTATGTCAGGTATCATCAAAGCATTGGATAGACGAGTAGCAGCTATGAACCATGACGTTATCCGTATTGACACTAAGGTAAGTCACGCATTAGGTATACCACCAGATTTAGATAGAATTGCAAGAGCTGAACAGTCAGACGCGAGAAGAGATTAATGGATTTAAGATTACAAAAGAACAGAGATAAGTTTCTATGCACCTACAGTGAAGTGATGGTAGGATTCCTATTAGGAGTATTCGTAGGATTTATATTAGCATGGATGATTTAGCTGATTTAGTAAACAAATACGGGTTTCCCATTGTAGCAGCAGGCGGATTAGGGTATTTCGTCTACTATATTTGGAAATGGGTAACTGAAGAAATTGACCCTGTTATAGGTGAATCTAATAAAGTTTTAATTGAACTAATCGATCGTATCAGAATGTTAGATAACGACTTGATTAGACTCAATCAAAAAGTGAACGTTATTTTGTCTTTAAGAGAGAAGGAACAAAATGAAGCTCACGACAAGGATACTAACACTTAGTATTTTGATAGGTACGGCTGTTCAAGCCCAACCTCTTCCTGATTATACATTCAAGAGCCCGTCCTTCAACGGTAATGGGTACTCTGCACACGTCTTGACTATTGAAAATCAAGAACACAATCGTAGGGATGCTATTGAAAAAGAAATCCAAGCAGCTCTTGATAAAGAAAAAAACGAAGCAAAGAATACGAATATATCTAAGTTCCTTAATAACCTAGAATCTCGTATCTATGCACAGATTTCTCAAAACGTGGCGACTGCTATGTTTGCAGATGGTGGTAGTAATGCTGGCACATTAAACTTTGAAGGCAACATCATCAACTGGACAAAGAGCTCAACTGAGATTACTCTTAACGTTACTGATTATGTAGGTAGCAGCACATCTATATCAATACCATTAGGATCATTTCAGTTCTAATGAAACATTTATTAATAATACTATCGCTTCTAGTTTTATCTGGTTGCGCGACTTCTACAGTTATTAAAGATGTAAGTAAACCTTATATCTCTAAAAACTTAATGCAAAAGGAATTCGATATGCTTCCTGGCCCACACGGCAAGAAGCTATCTATTGCTGTATATAGTTTTGCTGATAAGACTGGTCAAAGAAAACCAAGCGCTAACGTAGCACAACTGTCGACAGCAGTTACTCAAGGTGCTGATGCGTTCCTTATCAAGGCATTGCAAGATGTGGGTAAGGGTCAGTGGTTTGATGTTGTCGAACGAGTTGGCTTGGATAGTCTAACTAAGGAGCGTCAGCTGATTCGCCAAATGCGCGAAGCTTATGAGGGTGACAAAGCCAAGCCTCTTTCTCCTATGATGTTTGCAGGTATCATATTAGAAGGTGGTATTGTAGGTTATGATTCATCGACAAGGTCTGGTGGATCTGCGATGAGGATGTTGGGCATTGGTCCACAAACACAGTATTCTGAGGATATAGTAACTATCAGCTTAAGAGCTGTTAGTGTGAATTCAGGAAAAGTTTTAGTATCAGTAACAGTGCAGAAGACGGTTTATTCTGCTGCTGATAGCTTAGCGATGTTGAAGTTCGTTAAGAATGGAACACAAGCATTTGAATTGGAGACAGGATTAACTATCAACGAGCCAGGTACACTAGCTGTTAAAGCTGCTGTTGAGGCTGCAGTTGTTGAGCTTATTAAAGAAGGAGAGAAGAAGGGGGTTTGGGATTTCTCATATCCTTATGTCGCTCCAGAAAATAAAATAGAGGAGACAAAATAGATGAACAACTATTTGAAAATAATGGTTGCGATGATATTTTCAATGTCTGCATTCGCGGCAGACAATAGCATTTATATTGATCAGTCAGGTGATAATTCTACTATTGATATTACTCAAACTGGTGCAGGTAACGTAGTACGTGGAATCCAAGGAGTTGGTACTGGTAATACAACACCAGCTAAGATCTATGGCAATAACACTGCCATTGATATCCAACAAATCGGTTCTACTAATACATTAAACTTAGGTGTGAATACATCTACAGCAACTGGTAGAGCATATGGTATTGACTTGACATACTATGTTACAGGTAATTCTGGTACTGCTACTATTAATAGTAATAATGCTGGAACTGGTACTTCTGGATCTAACTTTATTGACGTAAGACAAACAGGTAACTCTGCTAGTATTAACTTAAATATCTTAGGTTCTAAGAATGACTTTACTGCTGTAACTTCAGGCGGTTCTGGTAATAGTATTGTATCAACGATTACAGCTGATGAGACAGTTAATAATATATCAATGACAGGCGGTGGAAGCAACACACTTACACAAACCATCTCAAGTAATAAAGCTACAAACAGTATTACTACAGTTGGTGCAAGTAATGGTATAGTGTTAACACAATCAGGTACAGCTGGAACCAATGGTCATGCATTTACATTAAATCTAACTGGTTCAAGCAACACACTTAATGTTACACAATCTGGTACTATCGATACTACAGTTAACTTACTTAGCACTGGTAGTGGTAATGCATGGAACATCACAACTGGAAACTAACATGAAAACTATATTATTTTTAGTAATGATAGGTATTAGCTTCTTTGTATTTTCAAAAGAAGTTAAGAAATTGCATTTCAATTATAATGATAAGGTTACTATTTGGATAAGTAATGAAGCATGTACGTTACCTCAATTTATCAAACAATTTCCATGGAAAGCAGAAGCTATCCGTTCTGATGGAGATATAATGATAGGTTGTTTTAATGGTGAAAATAATACAGTAACTATTCAGTGGAATGGCGGAGATAGAAGTATGTTTCCAGCAGATTATTTTTTATATAATAAGTCCAGTGAAGTACTTCCTAAAAATAATCTATAAAGTATTATTACTATTAGTAGCTACAAATTCATTTGCTGCAATAGGAACTATTACTGAACAAAGTAATACCGCTCCTAGCATAACGCGAAAGAGCGGTACACTTTCAGGTTCAAAAGGTACAGGCGTTGAAATGTCTGATACCATCAAAACAACTCAAGGTAAAGTAGGTATTACCTTTGAAGATAAAACAAAAGTAGACATCACAGAGAACTCGAAGTTAGTTATCGATGAGTTCGTCTATGATCCAAATTCAAAGAAGGGCGGCAAGTTAGCAGTCAATATTGCACTTGGTACGGCACGCTATGCATCTGGTCAAATTGCAAAGAATAACCCACAAGCGGTTGCGATTAATACTCCTACGGCTACTGTCGCTGTCCGCGGTACAGACTTTACTGCTACTGTTGATGAGTTAGGTAGATCCACATTCATCTTATTACCATCTTGTCCAAAAGGTTGGATTGATGTAGAAAAAGATTGTAAGACTGGTAAGATCGAAGTTATCACAGATGAAGGTAAAGTCCTATTAGATAAAGCATTCCAAGCTACGAGAGTAGATTCAAAAGAAACACGACCATTCAAACCTGTTATAGTTAACCTTACAGAAGACATGATTAATAACTTATTGGTATTATCTCCTCCAAAAGAATTAAGAGAGACTGATAAAGATAGACAGCGAAATAGAGAATCTGCAAAGGGAGCACTTGATGTTGACTTCCTTGCAGAGAATAAACTAGTAGACGTTCTTGCTAAAGAAGAGAAAGAGATGTACCAAGATAAGTTATCTCGTAACCTATTAGATAACGACTTCCTTGCAAACGTATTGGATATCATCAATGCGCAGCTAGCTGCACAACTAGATTTACTTGGTAAGACAAAGAGTGGATTGTTACCAGACTATGTACCAACTTCAGGTGTTACAGTTGAGGTTGATGATTTACAAGTTACACTATGCAGAGAATCTGGTGGAGACACTCAATGTATCACAACACCAAAGAATCAAAACACAACAGTAACACAGGTACAAGGTCCGGTAGAGATTAAGAATAGGATTAATAATGGTGGCAACACGACTATTACAGCTACTCAAAATTAGTCTATTACTAATAAGCTTCTCGGCTTATGCAACAGACAATGCTATTAAGATGGCATACAACTTTACAACTGTATCTCAGACCGTTGTATTCAATAGTGCTATGCAAGCTGGAGGTACACTAACGCTTTCCGCTCAAGCTATGGATGGCGGTGGCCGTGCGCCTGGAGATCCGTTTACTTTAAAAATGGTTTTCTATAATAGTAATAATGCTATCATTACAACAGTACAACAAGCATTTACCTTAACATACGGAGTAACCACTCCTTCAACTTACAGTGTATCAACTGCAAACTGTGGAGGAAGTTGTACTAACGTTGCTTATGTTAGTGTTCAATTCTATGGTAAAGATGGTGGATACTGGGCAGGTAACTATGGTCCATATATCGTTTCACCAAGCCTAACTTTTGCTGGTGGAGGTAACATACTTTATAATCCAGAGTTTGGTATCTATGGAACAAATGGATATGCACAAGGATGGGCATCCACTGCTGGTTGGCAAAACTGCGCATTATATTCTGGATCTGCGACTTGCGTTATAAACAATGGAGCTCCAGTAAATGGTGGTACTTACAGTGCTACTGGTGGAACCACATCTGGTAGTTCTGGTGGATATGTTGCTGCAGCACCAGCACCCACGTATAGTTCAAGTATAACTAATGCACAAGAAACACGTAAGAATTCTGAAACTACACAACGATTAAATCAATCTGGTAATGAGATACAGATAGAACAAATAGGCGATAATAATAACATTACGATAAGACAAGGCGTAACTATTAGTGGTAAGAATAGGATTGAGTTATACTCTAATGGAGACTACAATACACTCAACTTAAATCAAGGTTATACTACAACAGGAACAGTATCAGTAGGAGACAGTAATAACCATTATCTAAACTTAAATATGATAGGAAATAATAACTCTGTAACGCAACAACAGACTGGTACTAGTAACTTTGCTGAGACTACCATAAGTGGTAATAGTAATAACATAACTAATATACAGCAGGGATCTAGTGGTAAGGTTATATTTCAGAATATAAGTGGTAACAGTAATACAGTAACAACAAACCAGAAGGATTCTGGTCAACATTATTTAGATATTAAGTTAACTGGTAACGGTCATACGGTTAACACTACACAAGAAGGAGCTGGTAACCATGCAGCCACCATTGACTTTACAAACTCCGGTGGAGCTTCATCACTCAACTTAAATCAGTCTGGATCGACAAATCAGATATATAGTATACAGCAAAGTTGTGTAAATGCCGCTGGATGCTCAACTACGATAACCCAGCCTTAATAAATAATTGTACAATATTTAAAATATAGGATATAATTGATATATGAAAAGATTATTATCGCCGTGGTTTGCATTATTAACTTTAGCATTATTAATAGGTGTTAGAGCTACCGATCCAGCATTTATAGAATCAGTTAGACTTAGATACTTTGATACACTCATCACATCTAAACCTATAACTCAATCTAAACAAGTTCATGTCGTTAATATCGATGATAAAGCTATAGAACGACTTGGGCAATTTCCATTTCCAAGGACACAATATGCGAACATTATTGAAGATATTTATTCCCGTGGTGCTGGTCTCGTTGTCTTTAATCTCTTTATGCCTGATAGTGACAGGTTTGGACGGGATTCTGGACTGGCTGATACACTCACTCGGCATCCTGTAGTACTACCTCAAGTAGCAACTTCAGATAAACAAAAACCTGGGGCATTTAGACCAGGAGTATCAGAGATCGGTGGTAAAGCATCTGATTTTGCAGTAAATTATCCTGGTATTCAAGCCAATATAGAATCTTTTAACAGCCGTGGAGCTGGAATAGGAGTTGTAAATGTATTACCTGAAATTGATGGTGTTGTTCGTCGTATCCCTATGGTCGTCGCAAGTGATGGCAAATTGTACCCAAGTATCAGTCTTGAAACAATGCGTGTTGCAGTTGGAGACCCAAGTTTCCAAGTCAAATCAAATCAACTTGGTATCGAGGCAGTTAGAATACCTAGCTTCTCCAAGGTTGTCACAGACCCAATGGGTAGAATATGGGTTGACTGGAGTTCCACTCCGATTGAACACAGTCTTGTGGGATTACCCAAATCCTTCGATGGAGGTATCGTCATCGTTGGGTTATCAGCACGTGGACTCAATAACCCAGTGGCGACACCTAGAGGAGCAGTCTTTCCTCATTACGTACAAGCTTCTGTATTAGACACATTAATGTCTGGCACTAACATCTCCCGTCCTGATTGGGCAGATGGCGCTGAGATGTTAACTGTATTTGTACTATCAATTCTAATAATCTTTTTATCGAGGTGGAAATATGCTATTATCCCTATTATTGGGCTTATTGGCCTTTTATATTATGCTTCTCATTTTGCCTTTACTACTTACGGCTATCTGGTGGATTCTGTGTTTCCTATTCTCGCTTTGGGTATTGTATATGCTCATTCATATACTGTTAAATTTATAAGCGAACTCAATCAGAAGTTACAGATCAAGAAACAGTTTGGTTCTTATGTAAGTCCTATCATCGTTGAACGTTTACAAAAGAATCCAGACTTAATTAAACTTGGTGGTGAAGAGAAGATGTTAACAGCAGTCATGACTGACATGCGCAACTTCACAGGACTTGGTGAGAAGTATGGTCAAGACGTTGAAGGCTTTACTGCTATCATGAACCAATACATGACAGCCATCGCTCAACCAGTATTTAAGAATGATGGTTGTCTTATTAAGTTTATCGGTGATGCATCATTACATATCCATGGAGCTCCACTTGATGATGACAAACATGCATATCATGCTGTTAAGACTACGTTAGAGATGATCGAAGCTGTTGAACAATTTAATAAACATCTTGAATCGATCGGTAAACCTCCAGTTGGTATGGGTGCAGGTGTCAACACAGGTAAGATCTTAGTAGGTAACATTGGATCTGAGGGTAAGATGGGTTATGACGTATTAGGTGATCCGGTCTCAGTCGCTGCTCGATTAGAGAGTCAAACTAAATCATATGGTGTGTTGATGATCCTTGGTCCTGATACTGCGGCCGCAGTTAAAGATGACTTTGACGTTGTTTGGCTTGATAATATCGCTGTGAAAGGTAAGACAGTCGGTCTTGATATCTACACAGTAGGTAAGACTATCAAACATAAACACGAAGAGTTCCGTAAAGAATACCAACGTGGTAACTGGAAACGTGCTACAGAATGGGCACAAGAACTCATTGATGATCCAGATGATAAAGTTACAATTAAAGAATACTATCACAAGATGATAGCTAGAATGGATGATGGCCTTCCTGCAAACTGGGATGGTACATATCATGCGACTTCTAAGTAGTATCTTATTGCTGTTAGCATTGAACTGTCATGCTCACGAGATAACCGCTGAGTCATGGGTAGTGACTAACGAGGAAGGTAATGTCATCGCTGGTCAAAACGTAGCTGATATACGACCTATAGCATCTATCACAAAGCTTGTTACAGCTATGACTATATTAAACGGCGGTCAGAATATAGACGAACCAGTGAAAGCTCAAGGTTTTGGTATGATAACACGTAGACAACTTATAGATATGGCTATCGTTAAGTCAAATAACCAAGCTGCAGATCAACTATGTAGGTTATACGTAGGTGGTTACGGCATGTGTATAGCTGACATGAACCATCTATTATATAAGCTTAATCTATTAAACACCATCGTATACGATTCAACTGGTTTAGATAGACGTAACCAATCGACAGCTATGGAACTAACAAAGCTAGTCCAAGAAGCATCTAAATACCCTGAGATCGTCACTGCTTCTCAACAGTCAAATATAAAGATCAAGACTAAGAGGCGTTTCTGGGTATTCAAAAACACTAACCCCCTCATAGGTAAAAGACAAGACATCATAGTATCCAAGACCGGCTTCACAAACTCTGCCGGAGGATGTCTTGCAATGCTTATGTCTACTGACAAAGGGACGCGCTCGGTCGTAGTCCTGGGTTCACGAAATACACATACCCGCATCCCAGAAGCTGAGTTCATAGCTGATACATACTAACATCTAATCCCTAAATGGGCTGTCCTGGGCGCTGCCGGGGAGTCCTAAAAAAGCTAATAAAATCATAGGCTTATATAAGTTATTGATTCTATTAGCTTTATTTATTTTCATCCAGGCTATGTACATTAATTAGCTTATTCAGTATAATGGTTATATTAAATCAACAAACGGAGAGAATTATGAGAGATCAAAAAGAACAATTAGTATGGGAAAAACAAGCATACGGTATGAGCAAAGCTCAGTTAGACCAAATGGTAAAAATACAAGCTTTTCCAGGTCAGGAAATGATGTTCGCAGCAGGTATGTTAAGTGACGCACAAGAAGTTATCGGTGCTGACTTCAACGGTACTAACGAAGGTTGGGTTTCACCTCAACAAGCTAACGAAGCTCGTCAGTTCATTAACTGTGCTAAAGCTATCATGTTCGATTATTTAAACAAACAAAGAAAGGCTGCTTAATCATGGGTTTAGATATGTACGCGTACAGTCGCGCTAAAGAAAAAGAGTCAAAAGCAATAGAGCTCCAATACTGGAGAAAACACAACGCTCTTCATGGTCTCTTAGAAGACATGTGGAACGATAAGGGTCAACCTATCCCTCAGTGGATGCGTGACGAATATCCTGAAGATTTCGAACAGGAACGTGTGATACCGTTTAATGGTATCGAGATGGAACTCACTGAGGCTGACATCAACTATATAGAGTCAGTCGTCATTAATAACGAGTTACCTGAGACTGAAGGTTTCTTCTTTGGTCAAGACTCACGGTTCGATGCTGATGATAAAGCAGCAGACATTGAGTTTATCAAGAAAGCTCGTGAAGCTTTCGCTAGAGGCGAACAAGTATTTTACACTAGTTCATGGTAAAAATATATGTACAATAAATCAAAAAAAGGGTATAATGACATTATGTTAAATGTAAAAGGCATTAAAAAAGGTCGTATGTATGAAACCCCAGATCCTATTGATGAGGACGAAGTTTCAATGGAAGAGAAAGAGTTATTAAATAGTTTAGTGGATCCTCATTCATGGGGTCCAGGTTATGGAGAAGAGTAATGATATTAAATGACGAACAATTTTATGATCACGTTTACAAACAACTGGTCACAGGTGATGTTAGAGTCGTGTTTAAAAAGTTAGACGGCACCGAGAGAACTATGCTTTGTACGTTGACTAATATACCTGACGAACATCAGCCAAAGAATGCATCTGATAAAGAGCCTTCTAAAGAAGTCTTACGGGTATTTGATACTGAAAATCAAGGCTGGAGATCTTTTAGACTTGAGTCAGTCATATCAGTTCAAGCTATATAACGGTTTAGGCTCTCAGCCAATCAATAAAATACATGCGGACACTGCCTAGGCTCTGCTTCCGATGGGTCAGCTACTGTTGCAACGGTAGTTCCGAGAGCCTTTTTTAAAGTGCATTAGAGGGGTTAAACTAAGGGGCCTCTATTTGACCTAGTGCACTTTAAAAATTAATTTTAAATCGAAAGGTAATATATGCAATTATTAGAAGAAGACAAAAAGAAAATCAAAGGTGCTCTTAACGAGATCTCTGATTCAATGACACGTGTTGAGGCTGAGAAGGACTTTGTAAAAGAAGTGCTTAAGAACCTTTATGACGAGTTTAAGATCCCTAAAAAGACATTAGCTAAGCTTGCTAATACATATCATAAACAAAACTTCAATGAGGAAGTAGCTCTTAACGATGAATTTGAAACGATTTATCAAACAGTTACAAACCAAGAAGCAGAATAATTGTACATTAATAATTAATTATGGTATACTGCCAATATGAAAACTAAAAAACCAACCAAAGAATGGCAAGAAAAAGCTCTAGCTAAAGGCAAAGGCGACGGTGCTCCTGTGGTAACACAAGAT